CCGACACGCATGCGACGAGCGAGGACATCGTCCGTCGGGAACATGTATGCGCCGTTCTTGTCCTTGATGAGCTGAAGGTCAACCATGGTGTCGGGAGAGACGAACAGAGTCGGCGAGCCCTTACCGCGGTAATCGGTCATAGCGCGAGTGACGCTCTCGACAAGATCAATACCTTCAACCGTCTTGTCCAAGGTCTTGTGGATCGAGTACAGCTCGTCGTCGGTCCAGATCGGGCGGAGCTTCTCCGGGTCGATCTTGTCCGCGTGCACGTCGGTACGGCCGTCACCGATCAGAATCGCGCGAGCGAACTCCTCGTCCAGCATGATACGCATCTCCTGCTTGACGAAGTCGATTACGCGGAGGTTGGTGGCCTCGATGATGTCCTGACGGTCGAACGTCTGCTTCTTGTAGATCCATGTCGGGTAGGTCTCGCGCTTCAGCAGCTTGAAGACTTCCTCAACCTTCTTAGCGCCCTTGGTGTAACCCTTCGCTCGAGCCTCGTCCGCCGTGATGTCAGCGTGCAGGCTCTTGACCCGGCCGTGCGGGAAGCGTCGGATACCGCCGAGAACGTCGCTCACCCATTCCGTTCGGCGCTTGATAAAGTCCGGCTTGTCGGAGACGGCCGTAGCCTCGGGGAAGAGGTACTCGATCTTGTCGATGCCGTACTGTGCGGCGTGCTGAAGAACGGTCGTGCTGAACTTGCCGCCGTTCTCGAGGGCCGCCTTACACATGGCGTTGATCTGCTCGCCAGTCATGGTGTGCTTCAGCTCATTGGAGGGGGCGTTCCCCTGGAAGACGTTGTGAGTCAACTCGGTGTCCTTCGTGTCAGAGTGTTTAATATCTTCGGCGGGCGAGTCGCTGTGCTCAGCGTCCGCTGCGGGCGGTGCATCGTCGCCCTCTTCGTCGTCGAGCTTTCCTTCCGCAGCCTGCTCCACGAGCCAGGCCACGACATTCTTTTGCTCGTCGTTCATCGTGTCTAGGATGTCGGCAACGGTCTTCTCGCCGCCGGAGTCCTCGGCTTCGGTCTCGTCTGCGTGCTGAATCTGGGCACCAAACGACATAAGCGCCTCTCCTTCCAGTTCTTCACTCATACCATCCGAGTGGGTGAGGTAGACCTCGTCGATACGGGCCTCGGGATTTGCCCCGACCAGTACGAGAGACACCTCGACAAGCTCGCCGTGCATGACAACGGCGCCCTGCTGCTTAAGATCCTTGGCGTAGATCGAAAGCGAATTGAGGTCACCGTGCTTCACCAGCTCACGGGCGGTGTCGGCAGCTGGGGTGTTGTTGAATGCGCAGAGAGCATACACGCCGTCATCTCGGTGCTGGAGCTGAGCTCGGCCGAGGATGTTCTCCATAGCCTTGCCTCGATGCTCCCACACCAGAGGCAGCGTCGCGCCATCCTGATGCTTGAACGCGCCGGGCGCAATAGTTCGGCCATCCGAGCACAAAACATTGGCCCGGGTGGCGTATCCAGAAAAGTCTGGTTTCATTTTGACCTTTCGTTACGGGACGTCCACAGGGGGCGTCGTGTCTTCGACCGGAAGGTTTGGATTTCGCAGCTTGTCTGCATCCGGGTCGGGCGCAGGGGGTAGCCCAAGAACAGGCCTGAACTCGTTGGCAGTGACAATCTGGTTACGAATCAGTTTGTCTGCAAGTTCTGCCAACTCCGAGACGGGAACGAGCGCAAACGGATCGCTGAAAGTCGCCAAATCGTGCCCCAAACCCCGAGCGGTCTTAGTGAGAAACTTTCGCCGAAGCTCTTCGACAACCGCCTCGACGAGCGGCTTGATCGTACGCTGGCGGTAGTTCATCATCGCAGTCTCGTCCGCCGTGCCCGCAAGAACCTCTTCGGTCACACCGAGCTCCGCGTGGAGCCGCTTGGTGAGATACTCGATCTGGGTGAGCAGCGTGTTCTCAACTGGTCGGTTGAGCTGAGTGATCTTCTCTGTGGCATCGGCGTATGCGATACCGTACTTGGACCCGGTGAGCTGCTCAGTGATCTCAGACAGGCGCTGTTTAGCCTGCGCCTTTCGAGCATCGGTCCGAACCACGTACGGAAGCTGGAAGATGAGATCGAGCTTGTTCGCCGCAGCGGCCTCATCTGCACTGTCGAGCAACGCGAGTTTACGCGAGAGCCGCTGGAAGGTTGAGTTCGGTGCGTTGAGGATAGCGTAGAGCGGCGACTCTACAATACCGACCAGCCTCTTCGGGAGATCGATCTCGTCAAGCTCGCCTTTTTCGGGATTGAAGAGTTTCACCCGAACATACTCGGGGAACCACTCGATTACCTCGCCGACTCGGATCGTTTTGATGTCATATGAATCCGATTTTGACGGATCCAGGCTTGTGTCCACCGGAACGATCGCACAGACACCCTTGTTCAAGAGCGTCTGGAAGATGTCCATCCGAAGCGCCTGAGCGCTCTGGTCCAGGTTGCCCTCGACGTTCAAACAGTTGTGCAAGCCGTCGGCGACAACCGCATCAACCTGCCCTTTTGCGTTCCTCTTGACATGGCGAATGCGCACGTCGGCACAATCCATGGCGATTCGTGTCTTGACAGCCGCCAGAACGCTCAGCTCGGAGCTGATGTACGTGTGCGGGATTTGTGTTCGACCATACCGCCCGAACGAGCGGGGGTCTTCAATACGCGGCCGTCGGAAGGCGTTCCACGCATGGCGAAGTCGTTCGCCAAAAGACGCCATTGCGCCTCCTTTTCTACTCGAATGCGTCGCGGTGTAGCTTGAATGCGACAAACGCATCCATCAGCGCTGCTACCGCGTCGACTTTGTCTTCGGCCCGCTTCTTCATCAACTTGCGATTGCCGTTGGTGTCCTCCATCGTAATCGCGTTCCCCAGACAGAACGACATAAGCGCTTCGTCGAAGAGAAGCTGGCGCCGCGAAGCAAAGGTCTTGAGCTCGCCTAGTGGCACAGACTCAGTGCGGGCCCCTTGCGGGACCTTCTCGATCCCGTACGGGCCGTTCTCTGTCTCCCAGCGGCCTATGAACTCTTTCGCGTTGTACGGGTCGTAGCCCACCGCACGAACGTCGTACGAATTCTCTTCAATGAAACGCTCGAGATCGTCATATACAGCTCGATCGACCTCCAGCATTGTGCCGGGTAGCACCACGAGAGAGCCCTCGTCCAGAAACTCTTGGTACTTGAGTCTGAGCGCCGCATGGAGTTTATCAAGAGTGACCTCCGTTATGTATGAGCGTGTTTTAACACCGAAGCCGCCTCCGGGCAGTGGGAAAAGGAACGTGAATGAACAGAAGTCATCGCCCCGGGACAGATCCGCCCCCATTGCGCATGGCATCTTCCAGAAGTTCTTCGGCGAATGCGGCTGAACCTCCTCGTATGTGAAGAAGTACGTGAATCCCTCAAGAGGCAGGCCAAACCGCTTGGCCAAGATATCGTTTCGGGCGGACGGGACCTGCTCTGCACGTTCAACGTCTCTCTGGTAGGCATCATACGAAACAGTAATGCCTATGTTCGGCTGCGCCTTGACCCACATGCGAGGGTCCGCAACCTCTTCGACATTGTCCAGCTTGTAATGCCAGATTGAGACATGTGGAGCTGTCATCTCACCGCGGAGAATCTTGGCCAGCTCCAGCTTCTGTGCATCGCCGGCGCCGTTTCGTACCGTGCCCTCGGACGAGATCGCGATAATGCTGTACTCTTCGTGCTTCGACGCGCCTTGCTCAAGGGCGCCGATCACGTTCTCACGAACGTCGCCAGAGAGCCATTCGTCAACTGTATTGTATTTTGACCTAAGACTCTGGAGACGGTCGATCGACATCGGACGAATCTCAATCAGAGAATTCGTCAAGAAGTTCTGCACGCCCATCTTGGTCGGGGCGAGCTTCTGGCGCTGAGCGGGATCGCCTGATGTGTTCTTGTTCGATCCGTGCGTCAGCATCTTGAACAACGGCCCTCTGGCACGAGTGACGGCAGTGCGAATCGGCGACAAAACCTCATCGGCTTGGCGCATGGTCGGCGCGGTCACGATCTGATGGGTCGTGCTCGTATCGACATTGAGCCAGTAGGCCTGCCAGGTAGAGGCGTACATCGACTTGGCGCCGCCTCGGGCGACGATGATGTACTGCTTCTTGGTCAGTCGTACTTTCTTGCGCCGCCGCTCGTAGTGCCCGCCGGGCCCATCAGGGTTCGAGACAAAGACCGTGCGCTCTGTGAAGTAATACCAGCCCCACAACTGCTCGGCCCACAACTTGAAAGTGTCGAGCAGGTGCAGATCCGCACCGTCAGTAGTCGTAAGCTCTGCCTCGCAGTACTTGACGTAGCCGTCGATTGCTGAGTCGTCGAAGTACATGTTTGGGTCGGCGATAAGGGCGTCGATTCGGTTCATCTCCTGCGAAATCTCTTCGCATACGGGTATCTCCCCTCGGATCACCTTCTCGCGGAACTGCCCGTAGTAGTACGGCGTCGCCGTGTTTGACAACGCCATGACCTACCTCTTCCGTGGTTTCACAATCCGGCCGTTTTCGTCGATGACACTTCCGCGCTCGAACATGTAGTCGCCGTACTGGTCATAAATCTTCTTGTTCGTGTCACGAGTCGTGGCCGTCGGACCGTCCCATGTCCGTTTGAACTCGGATGCCATGTTATTCCAGCGGCGACGGAACCAGCCATTACCGTAGCTCTTGGCGCTGCTACCTCCGCCGCCTGAAGGTTTTGGGGATTTCGGCGCTACCGGCAGATTTGGTGTCGCGCTGGGCGGCGAACCAGACGGCTTAGACTTGGTCGTGCCGCCGCTGCTGCTCTTGCCGGCGCGGGCCTGCGTCATAGCCATATCAAGGTACTGCCGAGCCGTCTTCGAGATGAGACCGGCCGCGACACCAGCAGCCTCCGCACTCAGCTTGTCGCCGACACGCGACATGAACTTCTGAAAGCCTGAGCGCGTCAGTTTGGCGTACTCGGCATCCATTTTGATTCGCTCGATTGTGGCCTTGAGTTGTTTGTCCGAGATCGTAGCGGTCTGCTTGCCGCGGATCAGACCCGATGTTGGGGATTCCTTAGGCTTGCCGCCGTTCTTGTCAACGACCAGTTCGACTTTAGGCTTCTGGGACTTATAGAGTGTGTCAACCATACCCACATTCGGGTTGGCTTTGCGCCGAGCAAGATGCCCCAGAATACCGCTTCCGGACGATCGGCGCTCTTTACGGACGCCCCACTTCATCCCCTTAACGCCGTGATGAGCTAGGGTAGAGGTTTCCATTGGTCTACACCTCCTTTGTAGCGACTATAATGTACTGTAATCCGCCAGGACAATTCGTCAAGCTGATGCTGTAGAGCCGACACCAAGAAAGAAT